CCCCATCAAACATCATATTGTGGGCTAGGACAAACGAATTATCCCAATCAAACTGGCTTAGCCAATCCTTAATCTCATCCATCGCCCCAGTGAACCACACAGTCGGCTCGGCGTTAACCTTTAAACCAATACCAATGACTTCGAAACGATCGTCTCTTATGTATTCTTCAGTTGTCAATTTAGATAAAGAAAAATCTTTGTCGTAGAACGTCTCGAAGTCAAGGGTAATTAGGTTCATCAGTTATACCTTTTCGCAAGCGAATTTAGGGCGTTCCCAAAGGGACATAGTATGTGGGGTTGCCCCGCCAGCAAGCAGTTCTTCAGCTTTATAAGTGACGTTGTTATATCTTTTGTGAAACCCCGGACCTACATAAAGCTTGATATCTCTATAGTGTGGTATATAAGTTATTTTGTTGTGCTTGTATACGGTGTACTCTACTCGGTTTGAATATTCTTCAGTAGCTTTCATTTAGTAACCTCTGGTTGTGTTGAGAACTTTGCAATCTCGCGATTTAAATACCAACGTGCTTTGAGCAAGTCTTCGTAATGGTAGCCTTTATGGTCGGCGCGACTAATGTATTTAATCACGTTACCAAGGTTATACCCAAACTCTTTTGCATCAATAAAGTCAATGGTTTCAATACCTCCAACTTTGTAATGCGCGGGACTATTGATTGGGTCGGTGATATGCTGAGCAAGTACGTCTTTGCGGATTCGATTTGCTTCTTCAGTAGAAACATCAACTGATGGTGTCGCACTCTGCATACGCCGCTTAGGTCTTGTGTGCTGATGTATTAACTCTGCCATGCGCTCAGGTGTTATATGTGTGACTGGCGGTAAAAGCATTTTGGACTTAACCATGTAGACAACTTGATACGTGGTATCAAACTTTTTTGCTACGTCTTTAATAGCAATACTGGGGTTAGCAGTAATGTATCTACGGATTTTCTCGGCTCGACTTAATTTTTTCATAGTAATGCTTCCTTGTAATCGTTTTTAATAAATCTTCGGTTTACTTTTTCTAACAGTTTTGGGTCTACTCGCTCGAACGGATTCCAATCGTTCGCGCATATTTTCGAGATGATTTCTTCGTTCTTCATCAATTGTCTCTTGCGGGATAAAGACTTCCTTGGTTGTAAATCTGTGTTCATTTGCACATTCCCTCCTACGTATATGCCCAAATGTGGGCGAGTTTCTAGTTTCTTTTACTGTTGTCCATGCCCCGCATTTGGGGCACTTCATAAGTCTTCTCGGCTAATCATCACTATCGCTATACCTACGGCAACAACAACTATTGCGCCAAGGCACATTAGAAATACTATCCAAGCGATTGTTTCAAGCATCTCTGTTCTCCAACTTACGTCTTAGATAGACTATTAGTGACTCCACAAGTTTTATTGCGTACGGAGCCAACATACCAAGAAAAAATAATCCTACTTCACTCATCGCTTTTCTCCTTTAAAAAATTTATTAAATGTCATGTGTTCTTCTCCTTTAGTTTGGCTTCTATGGCTTTGGCAAAGTCAATCCATTTATAGTCTTGTTCGTATGCCTTTAATGTTTTATTTATTTCCTCATCCGTCAGCCCAACCCAAGGGCGAACGTAGTCTTGGATGTCATCGTCGTCTTCAATCATGCTTACCCTCCAACTCAGTAACCTTGTCAGACAAAACGCGCACTAACTCAGTCAGCACGGTGACCTCTGCCATTAGTTGCTCTCTAGATGCCCCGATCGGGGCATTTTTTATCACTTCAGAGTGTTTTTGTGCATTTATGACCTGATCGGGATATTTTTCGGGCTCTTCAGCAGGCCAACAACGGATGTGCCATTGCTCCCCATACTCTTTTATTGTCAGAAGTGGGTAGCCTTTCCTGACAATCCACTCACTCATCTGCCCATCTGTCTCGGGGTCATAGATAGCGGGGAATCCATGTTTCCAACCCTCGGGCGGGTCAACCCATAATTTAGTCATGTGTTTCTCCACTTAAGCATCTCTTCAATCATGCGAGCGGCTTCGTAGAAAGACTTGTTATCAAAGTCCACCTGATAGATTTCTTTATCGGTTAGACCTACCCACTCCTGTTTGTATGTTTGTATATCGTCGTCTTGCTCGATTTGTTGTTTCATTTTTCCCATGTAACCTCCGAAGTAGTTTCTATCCACACTTTTGCCCCGCAAGACAAGGGTTTGTCGGGGCTATACACCACAGTACTAGGACCGTTAATCTGCACGCTACTTGCGTACGTATTACCCTTGTAGGTCTTTATTGTTAGTACAGGGTCATGTCTGCCACTCTTAGCGTTGGCTCTGACCACGTGTTGGTTAACGTGTATTTTTGTTTTCATTTTCGATTGCGCGGCTCAAATACCACTGCGCCTTCTTCAAGTCCTCCAACTTCTGACCTTTATGGTCAGCTCGGGATACATACTTAATGACGTTGCCAAGGTGGTAACTTAATTCCTTCGCCTCGATGTAGTCGATAGTCTCTATCCCGCCCGCCTTGTAATGTGCGGGGTGATTGACCATGTCGGCTAAACCACGCCCGCTAATCCCGCTAGCAGTAGCCGCGTACCCCGACCCTTGCATGAGACGCTTACCTGTAATCGGGTGGCGTCGGTCACGTCCACTCGTCTGTTGGTACGCTAACTCTGCCATGTGCGCGAGTGGTGTCCGTGTGACTGTGTCTTTCACCTCGGGTAAGCCCGTCGATTTTGTTTTATGCAAAACTTGATATACATACTGCACCGACATCTTTAATGCTTTGGCAACTTGTGCGGGTTTAGCATCAGGATGCGCTGATACGTATGAACGTATCTGTCCTGCTTTGTTTACTTTCTTTTTAACCATTTCTAGCTCCTTCGTTATGATCACATGAATGAACGGGGCACCATCCCCGACACGTAAAGTTAGGCTTAGCGTTCCATACGTTATTGATAACGGACGTTTCTAATTGCCCAACATCTGAAATCCAACCAGTCCACAATTCGGCTTGTGAATCTGCTGAATAAACAGTCTTTACAAAGTCATCGGCAAATAGGAACAGCAGTCCTGCTTTGACGCGCTTAACTTCCGGATAGTGTTTGAACAAAGCTAGAGCGAGTATCTCTAGTTGTTTTAGGTCAGCGTATTTACTTTTGGTACCGGTCTTGTAGTCCACAGTAAGAATCGTGTCGCCTTGAACGATGATGATGTCGGCAATGCCACGCCACCAAACATTCTTATCAAAGAACCCGCAAGGCTTAAAGTCTATGGTCAAGCCAAGCTTGTTCTCACATAACTTCTTACCCTCCATGTCCTTCAAAGACTTGAGCGCTGGTTCGATGTTGCTGTATTTCTGAGGAATAGGTTTATCCTGTTCCACATACTCATGCGCTATCTTGTGAATCTCATTACCAAAGGTCATAGCTTCGCCGGGCTCTTCCTTGATATCCTTTGCTACCTTTAGGTGATAGTATTTCTTGGGACACTGTTGGTACAGAGCCAAGCTACTATACGACCAAGTTAAAGCTTTCATTAACAATCTCCATAGTTTTGAGCCATTCCTGACTCGCAGTTGAGGGGTAGACCAACGGCCCACTTGGGGGGTGTGCGCATACATTGTTCAATGTAATTACGAGCTTCGTCTGCCTCGTCGATTGGGGCTACACAAGCTATGGCATCGTGGACGGTGAGCACGACGCGATAACGTTTCTCAATGTTGATCATCTGCTCTCCGATGATGCAACGAGCAACCGCCTGACATATGTTTTCGGCAACCTTGCCGCCGTAAATTTTGTTACGCCCATTACGGGTTAGGTATGTGAACTCACCACCGGAAGTACGAGTTAACTCGGGGTAGTTTAGGTATAGCCCATTCGGTAGCCCTATACCCGTGAACGGCGTTGTAAACATGAGGTTCTCTCTGTCAACTTCTCTCTCCGTGCCAGATACAAGCGCCACCAATACGGAATTTAGATGTAGCCACCACCCAGAGATAGCGGGGTTACTGTTTCGGTAAGCCTTGATGATTCGCTTACACATATCTAGGTCTACGCTTTTACCCATGTTGGCAAGCTGTTTCTGAAACTTATCCGCGCCCATGCCGTAGCCAGCGCCAAGAACCGTGGTCTTGCCGATGAAACGTTGCTCAGCTGTTATGCCGTCTACAGGTGTGTCGTATATTTGCGAAGCCATGTGCACGTACACGTCAGAGCCGGACGCGAACAACCTAGTCAGATTAGTCTGCCCCGCCAGCCATGCCAGCACGCGGGCTTCGATCTGCGAGGAGTCGCAATCAATAATGGTGTAACCGTTAGGTGCGATGATGCACCGCTTGAGTTTCCCGCCCGCCTCGCCCCTGCTAGGTAGATTCTGTAAGTTAACTTTGTCAGACCCGCCCCACCGCCCAGTGTGCGCGGCGTAGTATCGAAGTGGGATAGGCAGTCGTCTGAGGGTGCCGCTTATGTGTCCACGCCTTGCGATCTCTATGAATCGCTCGGTTCTTGTCTCCTCCAGCGTAGACTTTGCGCCCAATCGTGCGGCTACTATAGCCTGCACGTCAGGGTTAGGGTGATCTAGCAGAGCTACGAATTCTTCGTCACTCTTTGCGAACGCATAGGTTAACTTGCCAGTAGCGGGGCTTATCTTCTGCGGGGGTAATACTTTGTGCTGTAGTAACAGATCAGCAAACTTAGCCGAGCTATTCAAGATTTCTTTGGTGATACCAGAATCAGTGAACAACTTCTCTTTGCGGGTTTTCACTTCAGCTAGATGTGAATGCAGTCTCGCTACGTCCAACTCCAACAACGGGTCGCTGAACATACGGATGGTTATATCTATAAGGCGCTTCTCTTTAACTGGGAAGCTCGCATCAAGTTCTCTAAATAACTTATAGGTTAGTTCCACGTCATTGATGCAATAGCCAGCATACTCGGCTAACTGTTGTTGGGTGAAGTCTGCTAGGCGTTTACCCTTAGCGTCGTTAACCTCAAGCCCTTTCCTACCTAACCCAAACTCCTCGACCAGCGCCGCCAGCCCGACCTTAGCATTAGGACCAAGCGTGGCGCGAGCCATAGATAGAGTATCGAGCCAAGCTTTCGGGCGCTGACCAAAGACCCATGTCAATATAGCGGCGTCAAACATAGCGTTATGGGCTAACACGAAGTGGTTGGGCCAATCGAAGCCCGCCAGCCACTCAGCCGTTTCTTCCAGTGACCCTGAGAACCATTCGGCAGGGGCGTCGTTGACCTTGACCGCTACCCCGATCACCTCGAACAAATCACTGCGCACATACTCCTCCGTTGTGACTTTCGTGAGAGAAAAGTCAGCCGAGTAGTAAGTCTCAAAGTCTATGGTGATCATTAGAAGTGCTTCGCAACACTCTCTGCCATCATCTTGTCAACCTCAGTGTCGTATCGACCGCTTGCTTTGTATTTGTATGTGTTAGCGTCGTATGTTTCGGGTTTGTTGATGACGATCTCCATCGCCTTACGCAGTAACTCGTCGCGCTTAACTAATTTACGCACCCTACGAACTGTGCGACTAAGCATCCACCGCTCAAACTTAGTTATGTCACGCTCGAATTCGTCGGCGAACATAAGTATCTTGTCTAGGTGACTGGTATCGGGGTT